GCGTTCTATTGCACTAATTGCTTAATCAATTTATAAGAAGTAAAATTCTTAATTCCACGAATCTTATCTCCATATTGATTCTCAATTATCCCTTCAGATCCTTCCTTAGTTTCAAGCATTCTTACATATTTGCTAAGGCCTTCGTCGGTGATTCGCAGAGAATATTTATCATATTTGACAATCATTCTAACGAATTCTTCAAAAAGTGGGTGATACTTACAATTTTCGAGAATTGAGATAGTTCTTATTGCATAAAAATCTTTCCCATCCAAACCATACTTTTCGAAGTCGTTCCAGCGTTCCTGATATATAATCCTATTAAGTGCGCGATTAAGAGGATAAATACCGCCAATTAAGCCATCTTTTATATAATCAATATGAAAGAGATTTTGTAAATATATTACATAATCTTTGGCTTCAGATCCTTTCTCTTTGTTAATATTTAGCCCATATTTGATGAAAGCTTGGTAAAGCAATTCTACTACATCATCAGGAATAGCATATACACCATCATCGCCTTGGATACTAATTAGATTATCATTAATATCTTTAACAGTTTTAGCTACTAAATATTGAGCGATTGAATCAACCTCATTGGTGAAAGTCGAACCAGAAGGAACACCATGGCTACCGGATAAAATACCATCAGGAGTTAAAATCCCAATTGAGTTAAATCTATGAAATATATTATCTATTTCATTACCATAAGCATCCTGGAATAGAGCTTTTATATATTTAAAGCATTCCTTCTGAATTCCATATTTGACAGAAGCATCATAAATACTAAAGTCAACGGAAACAAGTGTTAGCTTAGATTTGATTGCTGTTAAAATCAAATCAGTAATTTGTCTACTTACTGCATCTGGCCCTGCTAATGCCGATCGCCATGGTAAAAGCTTTTGTTTATCAAGAAGGGGTCTATAGAATCTCATTTCTTGTAAAGTATCCGCAATTGGAAATCCCCATACATTACGTGTCTTTAGCGCTTCTTGTGTTCTAGTAAATAATACACATGGATATTCCATTTTCAGATAATGATTAAAATTTTGTAGAACTTTATCTTTAACCAAACCTTTCTTGGTATAAAAGGGTAAACCTGAATTAGTATTATTCTTAAGCTTTTGCATTGCGACTGATGCTGTTAAAGGTCTTAGTGATTTAGATCCTTTCAGTAAATAGTTTTGAAATAAATTTGAATAATCTACTTCATTTTCCTTTGAAAAGTAAGAGTTCATACCCTCACGTCGGCTACTATAAGGTATTGCAATGGATCTAGAGCCTAGTTTCTCTTCATTGGATTTCTCCATACTAAATAAAACATCATTAACTAAGTGACGATTATTCGAAATTAAACTATTTAATTCTTTCGAAAGAACGACTGGATCAATATTATTCACTATGGGTGAAACATATGTATCATCGTTACCGTTAATCGTACGTTCTAATAGTAAGGAAAGTCTTTGTATAACATCATCTGTTAAATCATATTTTGAAAGAGTTTGCTTAAGTTCGTCTTTTGTCATAATATTTATATTTATTTAATTGCTGATTTACTTGCTACGTTTCCCTTTATTATTATCGTACTTTGCAGTTTTAAGTTGAATTTTATCGCAACCTACTAAATGTACTATCATTTGTCTTTGATTCTCAGCTACTGAAACCCAAGATACTTGATTAACCATTTCTGATCCAAATCTGACATAATTAGGTGTCTCGTTTGTAACAGGAGGATTAGCTTCAGTATTATAAACAGTTGCAATTTCACCTCTTCCAAAAGCATCATTAATCTTAAGGTAAGAAGGATTGAAAATTGGAACAATATTATCAGTTCCTGTAGTATAAGAAAATCTAGTGTCAACGATATCTGCAGTGTTAGGATAAACTAACAAACCATAATTAGCAACTTGAGCAACCCCAAATTTAATTCTTTTAGTTGTTAAGCCTAAAATACCACCATCAGTGTCACCAAAAGAAATATAATTAAATAATTCATTTCGATCATACGTTTTAAAAGATTCCTTTAAAGCAACTTTAAAAGGCGCGTTCGCAAATAATGTAGTGAAATTTTCATCATGTAAAATTTCCGATGAATAGTGTGGCGTTTGATACCATGCTTTATCTCTCATTACAACTTTGGCTAAAATAGCTGTAGTTGGTCTAAGTGTTTTCAAAGTATCTAGTGAAGTTAAGATTCTTGTACTCATTGCCGTTGCAAATACACCAGCAGTATTAGATACAGGTACAGGTAGAAACTTAATAGCAGGACTATTCGCTAAAGAACTTTGGTTGTAATTACCGTAGAACCAATGCGAAAACGCAACCATATTCGGAGGTACCGGTGTGCCAGCAATTGTTTCCATTGCAATTTGCAGGTTATTATATAGATCTGGGTTCATT